AAGTCATTAAGTGAAATCAGAAGAACTAGCACGTTTATCACCCTCCCTGAGGCTGGGGAAGGAAATAAGAAAAATAAAAAATCTCGTCTATCTTGGGAATATTTGAGGAAGCTTTATAAACTACGGTGGTGGGTCTAATGCGTTTTGCCAGAGATGAACGTGGTGCTATAATGACCATGAAGAAATAGTGTCTACATTGGAGAATCCAAGGTTCTGCACCATTCTTTGGAACCTCACCAATCACGGTTGGTGCGCGTGCGTTGAACCTCGCTCTCACTCAAGAGCAAGCGGGGCAACAAATGTATCAACTCCCTTCATTGGGTAAAGTTGCAATCGAATCACCTGAAACTATTGGTCCAGATATGGTCCAGAAACTTCAGGATGCATTCGCATCTACACACGCGGGTAAGAATGGACACCTCAAACCAATCGTGACTCAAGGTGGTATGACAGTCAAGCAGGTTGGAACCTCCCTTTCGGATTCGGAATGGATTACTGCAAGACGATTTAGTATTACTGAAGTGTCCCGACTTTACAGCATCCCACCAGCATTTCTTTATGATCTAGAGCATTCGACTCTTGAGAACTCTGCATCTCAAATGAAGTCTTATGTTTCTACTTGTCTCAACCATTGGATTGCACTTTTTGCGTCTGAGTTTTATATGAAACTCGGTTGGTATCTCAACTTTGATACCAAACCACTCTTGCAGGGAACTCTTCGTGAACAAACCGAAGCACTCCGCATGGCGGTGGACGCAGGTATGATGACACCAAACGAGTGTCGTGCAGAACTTGGACTGGAACCACATCCTGATGGTGATGAACTTATGATCAGTAAGAACTATCAACAAGCGGGTGTAAATGGAACCGATACTGAACAAGACGCACAAGATAGTAACCTAAATAGTGAACAAGATTCAGAAAATAATATATAAGAGAGTATCATGGAATATAGATACCTAAAACTCGAAGAAACAAATGTGGAATCACGCACCATTCGTGGTGTTGCAGTTCCATATAACAGTCCTTCACAACTACTGACCGACCGTGCGCGTCCGTATCGTGAAGAGTTCCGTATGGGAGCATTCCCACACATCGGTGAAAATGTTGCAATGTATGTTCAACATGACCATCGTTCCTTACCTCTTGCACGCACGGGTGCAGGAACACTTCGTTTCACTGAGTCCGAACGGGGACTAATGTTTGAAGCGGATCTCCCCGAATCCCGCCCAGACATTTTGGAAGCAGTAGAACGAGGTGATATTGCAGGTGTAAGTATTGGTTTCTCTCCTATCAAAGATGAATGGAAACACCGCAGTGATAAAATCCCTTCAAGTCGCACTATCCTCAGTGCGCACTTATATGAGTTGTCTCTTGTTGCAAATCCAGCGTATCCTCACGCAACTATTTCACAAAAGGAAAAAATAAATGGATAAGATTAAAGAACTCGAAGCAGAACTTCGTAGCATCCTTGAAACAGAGGGTGCGCTGTCCGATGATCAGGTCGCCCGCGCAGATGAAGTCGAGAAAGAACTCGATTCACTCATGAACGAAAAGCGTTCAAATGAAACCCGTGATCGTCTCGAAACCCGTCTCTCAAAGGGTAAGTTTGAGTTTACCAACCTTGGTGCTGACGATAGTTCCGCACTACAGCGTTATGCTGACTGGGCATTACTCGGTAAAGAGTATCGTGCAGCAGGTGATCACACAACCTCAACCTCAACTGATGGTAAGGGTGGATACCTCGTCCCTCTCGACCTTCAGAACGAACTCATCAAGAGAATGAACGGTGTCGCTGCTGCTCGTCAGGTTTGCGATGTTCGTAACTACGGTTTCGATGTCGAAATCGCTCGCGTTGCAGAGCGTCCAAGCATCGTTGACTTCACTGGTGAAGGTGCTAACTACGATGCAGTCGGTGTTACCTTCGATCAGATTCGCAGTTACGCATTCAAGTCTGCTGCTGAATCATACATCACCGAAGAACTTCTTCAGGATGCTCGTCCAGAAGTAATCAGTGAGATTCTCGAATCACACGCTGATGCTCACGCACTCTTCTGGGACGGACAATACCTCGCAAGTGGTGCAGGTGGTGCTGCTGGTCCAGACGCGATCTTCAACGCTACACAGACTGGACTCAATGTCCACGAAAGTGCTGCGGTTGATACCATCGACCTCAACGACCTCTACTCTGCATACTTCGAGACACTTCCTGCACAGTATCGTTCAGGTAACTTCGCTTGGGTATGTCACCCAACCGTAGAGTCAGTTCTTCGTCAAGAAGAAGATACCACTGGTCGTAAGTTACTCGATACCCAAGCAATGGGTAACGCATCAACCAATGGTGTGTTCAACACTAGCATCCTCGGAATGCCCCTATATGTCTCAACTCAAGCACCAACATACGCAGCAGCAAAAGCAAGTGCAACTGTTCCTGCAATCATGCTTGTAGAGAAGTCATCCTACCGCATCTTTGACCGTCTTCCATTCATCACTCAGCGTGACGAATACAGCAAGGGTGCTCAAGGTAAGGTCATCTTCCGATCCAAGATGCGTTCAGATGGTAAGTGGATTGCTCCTTGGAGAAGTCTCGGTATCAAACTGAAGCAGTCTTGATGTCAAATAAATGAGGGTTGGTGTCATCCCTCGTTTCTCCTGATCCCAGTGGGAGTGGGTTTGTTGGTTCTCCCGCTCCCGCTGGGTATCTTTTTTAGAAGGAATCCCAATGTATCAAATCACAACTGAAGGAACAATGCCCATATCAGTCGCAGAACTACGCGACCATACACGGATCGTGGGTGCAGATTTTGATACCCAGTTGACCAGAGCATGGTATGCTGCTGCATATGACATTGAGAACAGAACTGGACTCCTTCTACGGGAATGTTCAGTTCGTGTAACGGTTAGAGGTTATCAAATACTCAGAGGGTATGTTTTACCCGTAGGTCCAGTAGATTTCTCAAGTGTAGTTCTCAAAGATTCTACTGAAACTGCAATCGACACAGACAACTACTATGTTGATCCAAATACTCCAGAAGTCAGAATACAGATTCTGGAACCATCGCAGTTTGAACACGATGCAACTTACTATATCGACTTTGATGCAGGTTATGCAGAAGCAGATCTACCACATCCAGTCAAGATTGCTGCATTAGAACTCGCTGCACATCACTTTGAGAACAGAGAAATGACATCTGTTACTCAACTCTATACAGTCCCAAGTTCTTGTTGGAGTATTCTTTCCTCATACGGAAGGGGTAAGATATGAGAGCAGGACAGATGCGATTCATGGTTGATGTCTATGCACCTACATCAGTTGAGGGTAATGATGGACAAACAACCTACACATACGCTTTTTACAAACGAATCTATGCAGGAATCGTTCGTGATAGTATGAGTAAAAGTGAAGATGGATTTATTCAAATGTCTGGTCACGAAGAGGTAACTCTTGCGACTCGTTTTGACCCAAATATTGGATATAATCATCGCATCGAATGGAACGGAACAACATATCGTATTACAAAAGTCGATAATGTGATGAATCTAAATCATAAGTTAGAACTTGGTATTTCAGCGGTGGATGCATGAGAATAAGAGGAGCGAAAGGAAGAGGTTTTGTCTATATGTCTTTTGACATAGGAGACTTTGAGAAAACTATCAATGAACTTTCTCAAGGAAAAGAAGGACGAAAACTTATTCGTAGAACCGCTCGTCATGCACTCGAAATCTTCAATGAACACACCATAAAGAATGCAAAATCCATCAACTTCAAAGATTAAATTTCCTTTTTGACTCATGGTTTTTTGGTTTAATAAATTTGTTTTAGCCTCGCTTAAAAGTTTTTGGCGGGAAAAATCCAAAGAAAGAAGACTATCAATTATTAAATTTATACTCTTGTTTAATAAACCAATGGGCGAGTTTAGCGCTAATACAGGATCCTTTCGGAATATCGCGCCCCTTAGCGAAGCAGCTTAGATAACCTCTTACCCGACCTCTTAAACCGAGCTCAGAGATTGGGAGATAATGATAAAATATAAAATGTCTAACACATGTACTTGTTATCATAAGGAATTTATGGCACTTGGAAGTTTTGTTGTGTTTGTTGTTTATTTTTATTTTAGTGTGATTTGGAGTATAATAAAAGATAAAAAAGACTGAAAATTCATAATTAATAATATTT